GAGGGACATTGCTATTCAAGCAATGAGAAATGTAGGTATTGGAACTTCTAAATCTTGTACAGTAGGAATAACAACTACAATAATCACTGGTATCAATACCATTGGCATTTCAACCAATAGGCAAGTTAGATTTACTCCTGGCATTATTCTAAATGGTACTACAATTACAAGAATAGGAGTAGGTTCAATTTTTATAACTCCAGCATCTATAAATGCAGGTTCAATTAGTACTTCCCTTATCATATCACAATATTCCAATTTAGGTCAGTTTGTTGATTATACTGTTGAAGGTGATATTTCTGGTATACCAGGATCATATACTGTAGGAGATTGTGCTGACGTAGCTTCCGCAATCGGGTCATTTGTCGGGATTATTACTGCTGCAATATCTTCGGACTCCTTACCAGCAAATAAAGTAGGAATAGTTTCCTCATATAATGAAGTTAAATCATTCTCAATTAAACGAACAGGATATGGATTCAAAGTTGGTGACGTATTTAAACCTGTAGGTTTAGTTACTGCTGCAAGTCTAAGTAGACCGATTCAAGAATTTACACTAACTGTTCTTTCCACATTTAGTGATTCATTTAGTGCTTGGCAATTTGGTGAAATGGATTATATTGATTCCATTAAATCACTCCAAGATGGTGTAAGGACAAGATTCCCACTATTTTATAATAATGAATTACTTAGTTTTGAAACTGATATTAATGACCAACAATCTGCTGAAATTGATTTAGGACCAATCTTAATTGTATTTGCTAATGGTGTTCCTTTAACTCATGGAGATACTTATTTCTTTGATGGAGGATCCTCTTTCACCTTCAATTCAGCACCACTAGCAGAAGATAATATTTCAATATTCTTCTATAGGGGAACAAGAGAGGTTGATAGTAAATTCTTCACCGTTTATGAATCTATTAAAAAAGGTGACAATGTTCAGATATTGAAAAATGATTCTATTGGTGGAATAACTACCAGTCAAGAAATAAGAACAGTATATAATATCAATAGTTCAGATAAATTTGAAACAAACATTTACTCTGGCACCGGAGTTGATGCAGTCAATTATAAGCCCATGAATTGGACTAAACAAAAAGTTGACCAAAATATATCTGGAGAAATAGTTTATAAGTCCAGACAAAGTTTAGAGGGACAAATTTATCCAACTGCAAAATTAATAAAAGATATTAGATTAGGTGACGTTGAAATATTTGTCGATGATGCTGAATTTTTCAAATATGAAGAAAATTCTACAGATGCCTATACGCCTCCTCTTGAGCCAATTACAAATGCAGATTTTGACTTTATAGTTATTGATTCTATTGATCCAGTTTCTGCAGCGATAACTGCAACTGTTTCTGCTGGTTCTACAGTGGTTTCCAACTTAACAATTACAAATTCTGGTTCTGGATACATATCGACAGCATCTGTGAAGATAGCGGCACCATTTGACGTTACTCCTGGGATTGGATCAACAGCTAGAGCTTCTGTTTCAATAGTTAATGGAAGAATTACATCAGCTTCCATAATTAGTCCAGGATTTGGATATACTTCTTCAAATCCTCCAAAAGCTATTGTTTCATATCCGATTCCAAAATATGAAATTTTTAGTACATCTCAATTTGTGGAAGGATTCTCTGGAATTATCACAGGAATAGGAACAACGACAGGAACATCTGGAAATCCATTAGCAATTAGATTTAATTTAAATGTTTCTTCGCCATATTTCTTCCCATCAGGAATATCAACAGGTTACCCTATTTACATATATGATACATTTGTTGGTTCTGGAGTAACATCAATTTACAATAATAATTCGAATATTGTCGGAATAGGGTCAACATATGCTGATAATATTTACATAGTACATGATTTAAGTTATACATCAGTGGGTTCAACTAGTGCGACTATCATATGTAATGTTCAATCAACCACTAGAATTTCTGGAATATCTACTTCAGGTAAATTCTGCGGAAGATTTTCATGGGGAAGAATTTTTGGATTCTCTAGAAGTGCAGCAGACTCGATTGCAATTGGTGTGAGTGGAAAAACAGTTAATTCCGGACTAACAACATTCCCAACAATTCAAAGAAGAGGATATGGACTTAGAGACACTGGAGGATTATTAAATGATTTATCATAGTATAAATATACATATGTAACGTAAAAATTAGCTAATATAATAGTATGTCTGCACTTGTAACAGATCAGTTTAGAATTCTAAATGCTAATAATTTTATAGAATCTGTAGAGAATGATTCAAATTCATACTATGTTTTTGTTGGACTACCAAATCCTACCACAGTTGGGTTTGGTAGAACAGCAGATTGGGACACAAATACTCCCAACCCCATTGATTCATTCAATACTCTAAATCATACCAAAAGCACAGTTCTTTTTGGTAAAAGAGTAACAGGTGCTAATATTAGAAGAGTAATAAAAAGAATTGACTGGACTAGAGGAACGAAATATGAGACATACAGGCATGATTATAGTGTTTTAAATCCCACACCAATAACTCAATCTGCAAGATTATATGATTCTAATTATTATGTAATGAATACGGATTATAAAGTTTATATTTGTATAGATAACGGTTCTTCAGGCATTACAACTGGTGGAAATGCATCTCAAGATGAACCTACATTTACTGATTTGGAACCATCCCCAGCAGGTGAAAGTGGTGACGGTTATCTCTGGAAATACTTATTCAGTGTTACACCATCCGACATCGTTAAATTCGATTCTACCGAATATATTACAGTACCAAATAATTGGGAAAGTAATACAGACCCACAAATCTCTTTGGTTCGTGATAATGGGGATTCATCAATTAACCAGAACCAAATTAAAAAAATATACTTAGAACAACCAGGATTTGGATATGCTGGTGGCTCCGGACAAAAATTTAATATTTATGGAGATGGTACAGGTGGGACAGCTATTCTTGATGTAGATTCTCTTGGTCAAATTGGAAACGTCAGAGTTTCTTCAGGTGGTAAAGATTATACCTATGGTGTAGTTGATTTATCATCAATCAGTGGATCTGCAACTAAAGCTGCTAAATTGGTTCCAATTATACCACCATCCAGAGGACATGGATTTGATATTTATCAAGAACTTGGAACCGATAAAGTGCTAATTTATGCCAGATTTGATGATTCCACTAAAGATTTTCCTATAGATACTAAATTTGCACAAGTTGGAATTATAAAAAATCCAGTATCTTTTGGTTCAACATCTATATTTGAAAATAATGAATTTTCAGCAACATACTCATTAAAATTAATACAATCATCCGCAACTGGAACACTATCAGTTGGTGATGTAATTAAACAAACTGTTTATGGTGGTGGTGCTGTTGCTATAGGAACAGCATTTGGATATGTTGCATCGTATGATACTGAAACTAATGTAGTCAAGTATATTCAGGATAGAAATTTATATTTCAATCCCACATACTTTGATCAAACTGATTGGAAAGAATTAAGTAGAAATTCAGATGTTTTAAAATTTGAGGCTACAAATAACACAATAACTAGTTCTTCTGGGTTCAGTGGAACTGTAGATACTGGATACAGTGGAATTACTACAACACTATCTACTGGAAAAATTGTGAATTTATCCGCACAATTCAATAATGGGTTAGCAAATCCTGAGATAAATAAAACGTCAGGTGATATAGTTTATCTTGATAATCGACCTTTAGTATCAAGAAACGCTAGACAAAAAGAAGATATTAAAATTATCCTGGAATTCTAAAAAAAAATGGCACAAAAAACTAATTTAAATGTTAGCCCTTACTATGATGATTTTGATTCTGATAAGGACTTTTATAAAGTCCTATTTAATCCAGGAAGACCAATACAGGCTAGAGAATTAAGTACCTTACAGTCTATTCTCCAGAATCAGATAGAAAATTTTGGAAAAAATATATTCAAAGATGGTAGTGTAGTTGTTCCAGGAAATATAGTATATGATGGTCAATTTTTCGCGGTAAAATTAAATACTACAAATTTTGGTGTTGATATATCAGTTTACTTAGATAAAGTAATTGGTAAAAAAATAAGAGGATTAACTTCGGGAGTTAGTGCAACAGTTCAAAAAATAATATATCCTGCTTTCGGTACAGATATTGAAGATATTACTATTTTTGTAAAATATCAGTCATCAGATTTCAACTTCACTAATAATCCATTTTCAGAAGGTGAAGAACTATCTTGTGACGATGAAATCGCGTATAATGTTTCAGTTATTGCTGCAGGAACACCATTTGCTTCCGTAAAATCAGAAAACGCAATTTTCACGGGATCTGCAGTTTCAGTGGATGAAGGAATTTACTTTGTTAGAGGATTTTTTGCTAGAGTTGCTAGACAAACAATAATTTTAGATCCATATTCCAATACACCTAGTTATAGAGTTGGACTTAGAATTTCAGAAGATATTATAACTTCAAAGGATGATTCTTCATTATATGACAATGCTAAAGGATTTTCAAACTTCTCTGCACCTGGCGCAGATAGATTTAAAATTGAATTATCTTTAGTTAAAAAGGAAATAGACGACTTTAACGATTCTGATTTTGTAGAAATAGTTAGAATCAGGCAAGGTGCTATAGAAAAAATAGAAACAAAAACAAACTATAATGTAATTAGAGATTATATTGCACAAAGAACATATGATGAATCTGGCGATTATTCAATCGATCAATTCCAAATTTCAGTTCATAATTCTCTAAATGATAGGTTAGGTAATGA